AGCCACAATTTTAGGGCTAATGAACAGTTGCTCATAAACAGGAGCAATAGAAGCCAAACCGTCTTGGTGGGTGTCTAATCCTGCATTTTCAGGAACACCACCGATAAGGTCAGGTCTAAGCGAAGTTCCGCCAAGTGCGGCGGCTGAACCAGTTGTATTAACTCCGCTAATATCAAGGAAATTACCGCTTCCACCAGCAGGTCGCTCTTTTAGAACTCTCCAACCGCTTGAAGTGTATGGTCGCTTTGAAATGACCGAAAGTGCGTTGCATTCTCGGTTTAGCATAGACCAGACCTTTTGGCCGTAAATTTTGTTGTAAAGAGCAGTAGTGTCAGAAATGGCACTAAAACCATTTGCGGCGGTTCCTGCAACATCGTGTCCGGCATGAATACCAGCAACACCACCTGCTTGCTTGAGCAGTTGGTTGTTAAGGCCGGTATGACCAGTCAATCCGTAAGTTTGTCTTTCTAAGTCTGCAATTGTGTTAATATATCCTGCCATGTTAAATCACCTCAGTTAAATCCTCCAGCCATTTTATGAATTTCTGACCAATCCATTTCGGCCAGTTCTTCCATAGTTGGGAGTGTAATTTGGGCTTCTTCTTGATCCTTAATGATATTGTCTCTTTCTGCCGTCAAAGACTTGCGAAGAGAAGCAAATTCATTCTTAAGAGAAGCAATTTCGGAAGCCGCATCATATTGCGACTTTGCGAGAATATTTTCTCTTGCTGAAGTTTCAGCCTTAAAACGAGCCTCAAACTGCTTTTGGAGGTTGTCGTAGGCTAACTTTTCAAGTTGTTCCTGTCGGAAAGCATCGTAAGCCTTCTCAATGTTAGCAACGCTCAAGTCGAGCGTTTCTAATTCATTGTTGTTAAATGCCTTAACAACGGGAAGGTCGGAGGGCTTTGGGCGACCATTATCAATAATGATTCTATCTGCGGGTTCACCGATTTCAACACCAGCACCGTCAAGAGTTGGAAGATATGCTTTCATTTCTTCATCCTTCATTTTTTCAGACATCATTTTTTCGTCATCCATCTTTTCATCCATGAGTTTTTCAGACATCATTTTTTCATCTTCGTCTTCCATTTTCTCATCCATGAGTTTTTCAGACATCATCTTTTCTTCCTCATCTTTCATCTTTTCGTCCATTTCTTCCTTACGCAGAGTATTAACCTCTGCCATAAGTGCGTCCAGTTCTTCTAAAGCCTTTTCAATTTTGCTCATATTTTTCACCTTTTTTTCTTGTTTAAGAATATCAAACTTTGCTTCGGGATTTATTCCTTTTTCACAGATAGTAACTTCGTGTAATTCAAGTTTGCTAATTTCGTTAAATTCACCCAGTTCTGGATTAGTTCTTTTTGTTTTTTGTAAAGCCTGTCCTCCAATACTAAATGACCTAAGCGAACCTTTTCTAATTCCTCTATTAATTTCCTTTGCTTTTTCAATATCATCTCTTAATTTGATTACCACAAAGAACCCGACATCATCAACTTCTGTTTTCCATAACTTTCCGTTTTTGTCTCGGTATGATTTTACTACTTCTCCAACTTGAACATTTGAGTGGTTAGTCATTACATTTCTAAACTTGGGATTTTCCATGTATTTTTCAACTGCTTCCTCCAATGCTTTGAGTGTAATTAAATCATTTTGTTTATCAACGATTTCAATGCTTGCATATCCTCCAATCATCAAATCGTCGCTTTTAAGAATCCTGAAATCTTGAGTGTTGTTCATCATCACCGACGAAGCCATTCTTCTCAACCCCTCTTATTCAATTGCAGTATATAAAGAACACCTATTCATTCGTAGGAATGGATAACTTGTTATACCTGTCTTCACCAATATCCCACTTTCCTGTGTCTGATTCTGTATCTGCTGGCTTTTGTTTATATCCAGTCCAAGCAAGCCACATTTTTTCTCCATCAACAGGAATGACTCTAATATGCATTTTAGTTTCAAATTTATTTCCTTCTAAGAAATATTCATGATAGCCGTCTTTTTGAACCCCAAGCCTTATTTTACCGGAATCAATAACTTTTCCTCTCTCAACATTTTTTGATACCTCTGCTGGATATTTACCAGCCGCACCGAATAAATCAAACAGTTCTTCCTCATTTTCTATATCAATAGTCCAATGCATAACTTCATCGCCAACGCTAATACTTAAATGAATTCTATTGTCTTCTCTTGCATAAATTTTAAATTGTCCTTTTTGATATTCTTTTGGTGTTTTATATGCTTTTTTAATTTCTTCATTTTGTAAAATTATATCGGGGTCTGCATGTAGTTTTCCATCAACCATAGAAATATGTTCCCTCTCTTGCGCCCAACTTCCCAATTTAGATTGCTTAGAATCTAATATATCTTCATAGGTTTCTTTCATATTTCTCATCAAAAAATCATGAACATCTTTAACACTTCTATCCCCTTTTTCTTGCAGATAATTTACAATCGAAACAGTAAGTTTGCCCTGTTTGGTTTTCATAATTTCCTCTGCTTGTGTTTTCCAAAGGTCAATATCTTGTAAGGCATTTTTTGACATTAGATTATTTTCTTCAAAGCCATAAATGGTGAAGCCAGTCATGTCATACTTGATGATAGCATTTGCTTCGCCGTGAATATGGTCTGTAATTTTAACTCCTTTAGTAAAGGCTTCAACATCATAATTCAATGATTTTTTAGTGTCTTGAGATAATAGTTCTAAAGTAACTAATTTATCGGGATGTTCAACTTCAGGTATTTCAATAACCTTTGCTGAAAACAAACTATACCCTTCTCCCTTCTTTTTAACCTCATCTACCTTTACTCTAATAATATCGCCAACATCAACAGAAATTTTTGTATTTAGTGCTTTTCCTACATTTAAATACATTCTTCCTTCTATTTCTTGAAGATTTTTCATTTCTTCATTGATTGGGCCAACTCCAACTGTGTAAGAATAGAGTTTAGATTTTGTTTTAGATTTATCTAAGACAATGACATCTAAATCAACAAATTTCTTCAACTTAATCCACTTTGGATTCTTTTTTGTTCCTACATAGTAAGTTGAAGTAGCATCTTTAATTACTACTCCTTCAGATGTAGGTATCTTCATAATTTGTTCAGCATATTCTTTTAAATCTTTTAAACTGTCGGCTTGGCGAGTGTCTTTTTTAGAAGGATAATCTATTGCATCGGATGACTTAGAAGAGTAATTATTGAATAGTGTTGTCATTCTAACTTCTAATTCTTCTTCCATCATATTTTGAGATTCATGCCGCATAATATCAAAAACATGACATCTTAGTTTAGCATCTTTATATTTGTTTTTAAAAACATGAGCGATAGTATCTGCACGATGTAGCGGTTCATCGCCATCAAACAAAATAAGTTCAGCATCAAGAATACAATCTCCATATTCTTTTTTCTTAAGTTCATCTACTTGTTCTTTACATTTTTCAGTAATGTCTTTTTCATTATAAGAAAAGATTTTGATGTTATTGTCAATTTTATGCAATTGGACTCTCATGCCATCATACTTCTCTTGAATATACCAATTTCCACTAAATCCTTTTAATTCGTTAATATCATCAATTTCAAAAATTCTATACATGGGTTTATTCGGAATAATAAAATCACTTACTGCTTTTTTCTCGGAAGACTTCTTTTCTTCCTTTTTCATATCAATATCTTTAAGTTCATCTAATTCTTCTTTTGTATTTTTAGAAAGCATAATTAGTTCTAGCATGTCCATAGCAGCCTTTACTTTAGATTCAACTTTCTTTGAGTCTTTTCCATCCCCGTAATGCTCCGTAATATAGAGGGCCACATCGTCCACTTGTAGGTCAAGTCCTTGAAGACCCGCCGTAATTCGGTCGGGTTCCATGTCTTTAATGCTTAAAACTTCGTCAGAAAGAGTTTTATCATCGTCCCTTATAGCATAATGGACAAATTTAACCATTGATTCTGGATTAGTCATTAATTCTTCTAAGACTCCCTCCCCAAAAGATGCGGCGAAAGGGTCGGACACCAGCGATGAAGTATAGCGAATTAATTTTATTTTCTGGTATAATTCTCTTGCTTGTGGAGATTTAGGGTCTTTTGTTTCTTTAGCATCTAAATCTTCTTCATCAATAAAGTTTTTTAATTCCTTTCCAGCAGCATCTAACTCTTCATATGAGTTTGTAATCATATCAACTGCTTTACGCCAGCGACCCGAATATTCTTCAGGGTCTTCGATAGCAGATAAATAAGCAACTCTTGTCTTTTCAAAAAGACGAAGCAACTCAATAGAAGGCTGCTTGTCTTTTTCAATAGACCCAAGTTTCATTGATACCACCTATTTAGCGGTATCTATTTGGTTGTCTTAAGACCGTCCCACCCTCTCCTTGAAATGGGGAAGTAGAAATAAATTGTTCTAACATACCGATTAATTGACTCATTCTGGTAGTAAATCTTTTTTGGTCCACTCTACCAGCACGAAGGTCAGCAAGAAGTTTATCCATTTCTTTGTTTGTTGCTTCTAAATCAGCCTCAAGACTTTCCATTCTTCTCTTATTAGATTCTCTATCAAGGAAAGGATTGCTCTCTTCTTTCTTAATTAATTCTTTAAGGATAGTCATAGCCTTAGTAAATTGTGTCATTTGTCCACCAAAACCATACCCCATTTGAGCAGGGCCATCCCTTTCTACTTTTACAGGGATTAAATTTTTAGGTGTTTCGGCAGAGGGACGCTTAATTTTGACAACTTCGCTTTTATCCGGCATAGGGTTTCTATTATTATCTGTCAAAGATAAATATAGAAGTTCCTTTGCTTCTCTTGCTTTTTCTATAACCATAGATATGATTCTTTCTTCTTTTGAAACTCTTTGTGGCATATTTTTCACTCCATTCCTTTGACCATTTTATGAATATCAGACCAGTCCATGTCTCCAACATTTTTTCCTAATACTGATTCTCCACCAATAACGGATTCCATAGCGGGTGTTGGACTATTTGATACAACATAACCTGCTTTCATAAGCAGACTATCTTTAGCAAAAATTGTTTTTTCTAATGCTTCAACCTTTGCAGTTAAAGCCTTGATAATTTCAAGAACATCTTCATTGATTGAATTTTCTTCACTCATTTCTTTTCCTCCCTTTTTCCAGTAGGATAAACCAAATCTCTTAATTGTCGGTAAAGCAGTTCGTACTCTTTACGAAGTTTGGTAGCAGTAGCGACTATATCAATGTTCCTTTCATCCATTGATTTCATTTTCTTATTTAACTTCTTATCTGATTTAATTAGTTCTAATTCTCTAAGAGTTTCAATAAGTTCACCTAATTTTGTAAAGTCTTGACCAAAAAATTCTGTTGGCTCAGCCGCTTGAAGGATTTTTTTAAGTCTTTTTCTGCCTTTGGCATCTAAAGAATCAAGAAGTTCTTTTGGTTTTTGTTTTTCAGCCTTGAGAATAAAACCTTCTCCATCCCCGTAATAATCCCATGTCATTCTTCATCACCTTCTGGTTGTCTTTTACTAGGTTTAAATTTAAACCTGCCCGAACCTTCTCTTTTTCTCTGTTCCTCTTTGGTTTCAAATGCTCTTTTCGGTCTTGGATTTGGTTTTTCACTACCTCTATCTAATTGAGCAAATTCTTCCCCTGCTTCATTAACGATTTCTTGTAATTCATCTCTTAGAGTGATATATTCGTCTCTCAATTTAGTAAATTCTTCAACTTTAGTAAAGCCTAATTGTTCAAATCTATCGTCAATAGAGAAGGCTTCGTCAATTTCTAAACCATCTCTAAAAATTTGTTCTGTTGCTTCTTTAAGGCCATTCTCATATCCATCAAAATCTTTAACCAATTCTTTACTTAATTTAGTTAACTTTTGTAATTTATTGTTTCCCCTAATAAGAATATTTAATGAAGTCTTTCCTAAAGGAATCAACTCTCCTTCTGTATCAGTTAATCTTTTCATAAGACTTCCATAATCTTGAACTAAATCTTTAATTGACATTTCAGTTGTAGTTTCTCCATATCCCAATTGACTTAGGTTTTTAATAACTTCATTTACTTTAGCCTCAGCAGTTTGAATTTCATCATCAATATCATCTTTCATTTCAGAAATAGCCATTTCTAGCCTTTCCTTGAATAATTCCTTAGTTAGAGGTTCTTTGCCTTCTAATATATTTGAAGCGTATTTAGCATAATCATCTCCGAAAGATAAAGTAAATATTTCTTCTGCTTTCTCAGCAAGCCTTCTTTGTAAAACCTTATTCCTATTTTCTGAAAGAATACCAGCACCAGAAGGTCTAGTTCTTAAATATATTTTAAAAGAATCAATAATTTCTCTTTGTTTTCTTTTTAAAAGAGCGCCGGTATCTCCTTTCATATCTCTTAAATCTTCTAATCTGTCCTCAAGATTGTTTTGAATATCTCTGAATGAGCGAAGGAATGCTTTCATCTTATCAATATTTTTCTTGGCTTTTTTAAATCCTAATTCTGTTTTGGGGTCTGTTCCTTTACTATAACCCATAAGAGCATCTAAAACAGTTTTTTGTTGTTTACGGTCAATAAAACGAGCAGCATTTCTACCGAATTTAACTCTAAACATTTTATTTAAGGCTTCTGATAGAGGTATCGGTTCTCCGCCCTCAACAGGATATTTTCTGATATATGACAACAATTCATCTTGTAGTGCGGGAATATCAATAATTTTATTTTTATCTTCGGAATATACATATTCTTTTCCTTCTTTCAACATAGGAACAAACTGTTGTCTTAGTGTTTCTGTTAGTCTTTTTTCTTCCCTTCCTTCATATACTTTAAAGTTTCTAAGAACGGTTCTGCCTTTATCAAAAGTTTGAAAAAACATAAGTAAAGCATTTTTATTATTTTCTAATTCACCAACAAGAGAAATTAATTCATTACCTATTTTAACTCCCCTTTCTTTATTAGGACCAACAAATTGTTCAAACTCTCTTGTTCTAATTTGTTCTCCGCTTTTCATGTCTAATTTGTCGGTAATTTTCTTTAAAGCCGCAGAAAATCCTTGAATTTTTTCAATTTTCTTTTTAGCGGCTTTATTTTTCTTATATTCATCAGCAAGGTTTAATTTTCTCTGTTTTTCTTCTGCTGCGTCTTTTTCGCCTTGTAATTCTGCTTGGCGTTTATCTTCCTGTTCGGCTAATTGAGAAATACTACTAACATTATCTCTTCCAGAAACTGCTTCTTCAACATCTTCCAGTTGTGCGCCTTCATCAGCCCTTTGTTCTTCTGTTCCTCTTGCTCTTAGTTCTCTTTCGGCTTCAAGTCTTTCTTTTCTTTGTTCTTCTGTTTCTTCGTCTTCAGCCTTTTGAATATATCTTCTATATTGAACAATATTTGAGGAGTTCATGTTCTTAACAAGAGACATTTTAATCAAAGTAGCCGAAGCACCTTGATTAACTAAATCTTTTGTTTCTTCATCTAATTCAACACGCTTTAGCAGTCCTGCTAAAGACTTATCCTTAGACAAATCTAAAATCACTCATTCACCTCAAAATGGAATATTTTCTTTTCTGTTCTTTTGCTTTGGAGGTAAGGTGATAACATCAGGAACTTCTGCTGAATGTAATTTCTTTTTGACGCTAGTATCTTGTGGAATACCTACACTAAAATCTTTAGTTGGCCTTAGTTTAGAATCCACATTAGCGTTAATTGCTCTTACTTTAGCAAGTTCCTTAGTCAATCTTACTTCTTTTTGTTTCATATCTTCTTTCATAATAACACCTTTCTGAAATCCTGTTCTCCCTTGTAATTCAGAAACAATCCTTTCACCAGTTTGAACTAACTCATCCATACTTTTAGTTGCTTGAATCTGTCTAATAAATTCAGGATTATTTCCAAGACTTTGGGATAACTGTTCTTTGCTATTTTGTAGTTGTTTATTATCTATATATTTAGTGGCTAATCTATTGATAACAGCCGCCGCCAAAACAACTGCTAATGTTGATTTCTTAATGTCTTCTGTCATTACCCTACTCTCCTTTCAGTTCTTCTGTCAGTATTTTGATTTCCCGCATCAACAGGTAATCCAGTAAGTCTCTTATCCGGCCCTACGCTCATGGAGGCTTTATTTCTTGTGGCTGGCGGGTTTTCCTGTGGCTTCCCTCCGCCCTGTAAAGCCTGTTCCTGCATTTGTCCTAATTGAGAAGCATCAATGTTTGTTCCAGCATAAGGGTCAGTTTTTGCTTGACCTTCGCCTTCTTGCGGCTTGGGTTCTTGCGATTCTGGCTTTTTGAAGGTAAATTGTCCGTCCTCGTCCATATCAACTTCAAATCCTAAATTCTTTGTTGATGCAGCAATATTTACTTCAATTTCCCGCTTACGAAGAATAGCAATTTCATCTTCTTCTTCGCTTGGAGGTAATTTAAGTTTCCAATCGGTAATACCGAATTGCTTTACAAGGAATGGGAAAACATAATTATTATAGACAGTTTGTGCCTTTTGAACGGCTCTATTTGTAACTAAAATTTGCATACCTTCATTGTTTAATCCACCGCTTGTAGTATTATCAGCCATGAAGACTTTGCTTACACCATAGAATGCAGAAATTCTATCTCTTAAATCGTCCTTTACTGAAACATAGTCCATTTCTTTGAGGCTATCCATGAATTTAATCCATTCAACGCCTCCTTTACCGCCTTCCGCTTCAATTCCCATAACAGGGATAAAGTGTGGGTCTGCTTCCATTTTTTCTTTAACCGAACGCCAGAAGGCTCTCATTGAGTCCATATTTCTTGTTTGAACCGCTAAAAGTCCTCTTGGCATACGACTTTTGGTATAAGAGGAATTAACATAATTTTCCATAGCAATAAGAGTCATCATCGCATTAAATAAAGTAATAACCGGCGATTGCCCATAAAGACGAGAAGGACTATATTTACTAAAATGTAATACTTCTCCTTTCAAAAAGTATTGGTCAGTTCCATTTGCTCTATTAACATAATGAACAGGATAAACACACCCTCCACAAGTTCCACAACGCTCATGTGGTTCAGTAGTAATAAAATCTCTATGATTGACACAAGTAAATCCTTTAGTTCCTCTTTGTCCAAGTTCATCAGAATAAATAAACATTGTCACAGGGTCGCCACGATAGAGTTCTTTAATACGATGCATTCTTATTTTTTGATTTCCATCAATAAAATATTCTTTAACAAGAACAATATATGCATCATCCATAATATTTAAATCATCTTCCAACTCTTGAAGAACATCAATAAATAATTGTTCTGATTTATTTACATATCCTTCAATAAACTTTTCAGCATACTCTAATTGTTTTGCATCGGGAATATCTAATTCTAAATGCCCACAACGAGCACATTCTTGAACAGGTCTTTTATGTTCTTTACCGCAGTTTTTACATTTTGCTTCATATGCCTTTTCCCAAACATACCCTCTTCGGAAAACTTCTTGTTTTAGTTGAGTAATGCAAGTTCTTCCAATAACTGATTGATTAATGATATTATACAACAAAGGACCAGTCATCATATGACGGTTTTCTCTTTCTTGAATACCCATGTTATATACGGTTCTATCCGCAGGTTTGGGGGTTTGTCTCCTAAACAAGTTAGTAAAACTGAATCTTCTTTTTTCATCAGCCATAGATTACACCCCCTGTTTCATTCCTACGGTTTGCTTACCTATCAACTCTTCGGTCAAGGTTGGCCGCTATCCTCAATGTCATACCTTTCGTTGCTTGACCGAAGCATTTCTTCTAAAATTCCTCTTACTGCTTGAACTCTTCTTTCGGGAGAAGCCTTTCCGATGTCTAAGTAATACTTAACCATTTTCTTATTAATGCTAGCAAGATTGCTGAACTTGACATATTTTGTTCTATCCTTCGGCAAAGCATCTGTAAGGATTCCTTTAGTGAAATCTTTCCATTTCATTTATTCATCCTCTCCGTTTTTCTTTTGCTGGACTCTCTTCTGGCTAATGCTACCTTGTGTGCAGCATTCAATCTCTTTTTTGCTTCGGGGTCTTTTGCTCTTTTAGCCGCTACTCTTGCTCTTTGCTCTACTAAATTAATTATTTGCGATTGTCTTTTATGTG